GACCCGCTCGGTGGTAAGCCGATGTCATTCTATCTACAAACAGTAGCAAATGACAATTCAAACAACCTTAATGTTCTTATAAATCCAAATATGAATTTAACCAATTGGTTAGATAATAACGGGAATTCGACCAAGAACGTGAGAGTCTTGAAGACCACAACAGGTACTGATGGCGATACGTTCTACAACTCAGCCTCAGCTTACTTAAATGTTAAGGTTCCCTCGTTCAATGCTGCAAACAACTTATACGCCCTTGGTGTATATGCTGACAGTCTTCCATCTACTACTGCAAAGCCAATTGGTGACGTAGCTACAAAGCTTGACGCTATATTAAACCTTGCTGAAAATACTGATACAGTTGATATCGACATAACAGTTGATGCAGGTCTTTCAACGATCTACGCAGTAACACAAGTACTTGGGGTATCTGCTTATGATGATACAACCATTACAAATGGTCTTATATCCCAAGTTAATGCGCTTAGTGCTTCATCTGGTAATCCAGTAAGCAACGATCTCGTAACAAAGTGGTCTTCTATTACATCTAAGTTTGAAGAATTCGCAAGAAGCCGCCGTAAGGATCACCTTTTCGTGTCTGACCCAATCCGTCACGTATTCGTAACTGGGGAAAATTACAAGACTCTTGACAACAAGACTAAGAACTTCTCACAAAACATTTACTGGCCATTACGTAATCTTTACGGTGCATACAATTCAAGTTATGCTACAACTTATGGTAACTGGGTAAAAGTGAATGACCAATTCTCTTCAAAGGGAGTATGGTTGCCATCATCTGGTTACGCTGCAGCAATGATGACTGCAAGTGATGCAGTATCTTACCCATGGATTGCACCAGCCGGTTTAAATCGCGGTATAATTAACGGTCTTACTGATATTGCAGTTAACCCACAACAAAAACAACGCGACTTGCTCTATAAGGTATCAATTAATCCATTAGTATATTTCCCGAATGACGGTTATGTAGTAATGGGTCAAAAGACTTTATTAAAAGCACCAAGTGCTTTCGATCGTATTAATGTACGTCGTCTGTTCCTCTTCCTTGAGAAAGCAACGCTCCGCACAATGCGATACTTCGTATTCGAGCCAAATACAACATTTACACGCACTCGCGCAGTAAACACCTTAAGTCCGTTGTTTGAACTCGCTAAGAGTACACAAGGACTTTACGATTACTTGTTAGTGTGTAACGATACGAACAATACGTCTGATGTAGTAGATGACAACACAATGGTTGTCGATATCTATATCAAGCCAGTTCGTGCTGCTGAGTTTATCTTGGTAAACTTCTACGCAACCAAGACATCGCAAAACTTCAACGAACTTTTACAAGGTTAATCCTAAGTAATTAAACACCATGTCACAAACAATTCAAGATTTCTATAGAGTAGCTCAATCAAGAGGTTTCTCACGAGACTTTATGTTACGAGTTACCTCTATTGGAGAGGACACATTCAACGAAGATGATTTTGTATATATCACTACAAAGACACTTCCAGATAGACAAATCACCAATCAACAAGCAACTTTTATGGGGCTTCCATTTAACATGCCAGGGACTGTTACTTATCCTGGTTCTGATGGCTGGAACGTTGCATTTCGTAACGACCTTAAGGGTATTATCCGTAAAAAGCTCGAAAATTGGCAAATTCAGAACGTGTTCGATGATAGTACCAGCGTTGGAGACTTATCCGTACGTGGGGTTGATAAGTTGATTCAATTGGAACAATTAGACGATAAACAAAATGTGGTTAATACATATAGACTCTACGGGGTGTATATAAAGGGATTAGGACCAATTGATGGTTATAATCTAGAAGGTACTGGAGCAGTTACTACCTTTACCGCTTCATTAGCTTATCACTACTGGAGACACGTCTAAAAATAGATTCAGTTTACTTTCAAAAGCTCCATAAAAGTGGGGCTTTTTTTATGTGCAGGTATTAAGTATTGTATATGGGTAAACAGATCGGATACGGCATTGCCGATTTTTATAATACGATAACTAATCGCGGATTAGCTCGTAGTAATATGTTTCGTATTAAAAGTATAGGGAATGTATTCGGGGTAGATGATAGTGATTTGTTAATATATGCTCAAGGAGGTAGTATACCGTCCCGACAAATATCTAGTTCTGTAGTAAGCTTTAAGACCTTTGATTATATAGTACCCATGACAGCTAACTACCCAGAAAACGGCAGCTGGTCAGTTACATTTTATTGTGACTCTGCTTATAAATTAAGAGATATCTTAGAAACCTGGAGCCGGGCAACGTTTGATGAACATAAGAATATTTCAATACAGAAAGAAGTTGATGTTGAGCTAGTCGTATTAGAGAACTCTTTTAGTAACGCGCGTGGTAGTAGTAGTCATAGTGCACCAATTGAACAAAAAAGTTATACACTAAAAAATTGTTTTCCAGCAAATATTGGTTCAACGTCTTATACTGTAGGTAACGCTGGCGAGTTTGCAACTATACCAGTTAATATAGCCTTTCAATACGTTATATCTGAAAACAGCCCAAATGGCAATTAATAGCGCGTAAGTATATAAAGGCATAATATGAACCAAACAATTCAAGAATTCTATTACCAGGCGAGTCAACGCGGATTTTCAAGAGACTTTCAATTAAGAGTGACAGATATTCAAATTAACGGCCAACAACTATTGTCTGAAGAAGATCTCGTATTTTTGAAAACAGCGTCATTGCCTGGCAAAACAGTTACTGTCCAGCAAGCTCCATATATGGGCTTAAGTTTTAACGTGCCTGGAGCTACTACATTTGATGGGTCTAATTCTTGGGCTGTAACTTTTTATGCTGATCAAGCGTTAGATATTAGAGGTATTCTTGAAAACTCAATGATGGAATCCTTTGATCATAATACATCTACCGGAGATATTAGCCCTCGCAATTTATCGCAAAACAAAATACAGTTAACATTATTTGATGATCAGCTAAACCCTATTAGATCGTATGATTTACTAGGCGCGTTTGTGACGAACATTGGTGCTATAAGCTATAATGTGACTGGAGCTGGTGCTATTCAAGAGATAACCACAACAATAGCGTATCAATACTGGCAGCCAGGCGGGATAGGTATAGCGACTGGTTTAGGTAGCTTATTAAAAGGCTTCGCTAGAGGCAAACTTAATAACGTAGTTGCTTCAGGTAATGTCAGAACAGTATTGGGTAGCATAGGTAAATTATTTGGTTAAGTTAAATGTATATATGCAACTCTATGGCCCCAAAGCTGACAATAACACAGAATCTGACTTAGTTATATTCGAGCAATTCTTAAGAGATCCTGAGACTTCAATTCCGTTAAATTCAAACTTTTTAATATGCTTTGCGAATGCAGGTATGCCTCGAGGCATAAAAACCTTTAACGATACAGCGACTGGAAATTATGAGCCAGATAGTTGGGGGATTGATAAAGAAAAAAATACATTATTAGGCAACACCGAAGGCAAGTACAATTATAAGTGTTTGTTTGCAAACGGGGTTAATTTGCCTGGGGAGAGTTTCGGGCAAAAAAGAGTAGGCATGTCTGATCTTTTTTCAGATAACTCAGGCGGGCTTTTATCTGGTGTAGTGTCAACTGGCCGCGAGCAAAAGACCGCATTAAATATTTCATTTTTAGAAACTAATACTTCTTTTATCGATGCGGTTATCCGGCCGTGGATCGTTGCTGCGTCCCATTACGGGCTGTATGCTCGGGAAGACGGCTCTCCTTATAATGTGAAAGCTAGTATTGTAGTGCTAATGTTTGATCATAAGATTAACACTAAAAATCTAATACGTAAAAAGTTTACTTTTTTTGATTGTGTCCCTACTAGTTTTGGCGAGCAGCAGATAACGTTCGGTAAGGCCGATACAACTATAACAAGCGTTAGCTGGTTGTACTCTAATTATTCTATAGAAACGGCAAGTAAAGCTAATGGGGGTTCGAGTGCTCTGCCAGCTAAGAATGCTATAGCTGATAGTATAGCTGGTACAAAAACAGATCCAAAAATAACATCAGCAACTAATTTAGCAGGCCGAGTAACAAAATCGACAACGCCTTATACGATGCCCTTCAAAGTGACTCCCCTCAGATCGTTTGGCGGTCTCTCAATTCCTCCTCGCGGGTAAGTTGAATTAAGACTTAAAATATGTAAGTTATTAAAATGGGATTTGTTTATAGTGTATACTTGCCAGGCTTAAACAAGATTGTTTGGGCAAAAGAAATCCCTTGCAAAGCATATAAAGATATAATTAAATCCCTTTATAATAAAGACAGTTCTTCGTTTATAGTTCATAGTAATAGTCTGGTTGAACAAATAGTACCCGGGATACTTCATGAAGGACTTAATGTTATTGACAAGGTCGTATTGTTAGTTAATGCTCGAGCTGTAAGTGTGAATCCGGACTTAAAATTAACTGCTAATTGTATGCAGACTAAGCAGTCTTTTGAGTATACTGTTAAACTGGATGAGATCTTCGATAAGCTCACCAATGTAAAATACTTCTCCCAAACGTCTTTTAAGGATATAATCGTGGCTCACTCTATAGCGAAAGCTAGAGATGAATTACATTTTTTATATAAAACCCCAGAGCAGTTATATACCTGTCAATTAGCTTCATGTATCGATGCAATTAAAACAGAGACTAGTGCACTCAATTTTAATAACTTAAGCTTCGAAGATCGTTGTAGTATAGTAGAAAGTCTACCAGTACAAATAACCACGTGTGTTTTAAAGCATTTAATATCTGTCGAGACTGACAATATAGAGCATAAACTGTTGTATATAAAATCGCCATACTCAAATGAGCTTGCAGTTGAAACCCCTCTGTCTGTAGATGTTAATGTTCTGAGAGAGTTCTGTAAATTAGTGTTTACTGATGATCTTAATAACATATACCAGTTAAGCTTTAATCTTATTTCTAATTTAGGCTTTTCTGGAGAGTATATAGAAAAAATGACTCCTGCTGAAATGTACCTTTACTGGGCAATACACCTTCAACGAGTAAACCA